GCCTGGGCTGTTTGCACACATGGCGACCGGACAACTCGCACACTTGCAACCTGGATCTTCTTTAGCGACGCAGCTTGAAGGATCATTCGGGCAAGCCGGACACTCGCACTCATCTTCTCCGTCGTCATCGCCTTGACTTGGCAGCTCTTGTTTGTAAACGCTTTCGCCGGCCAGCATCTTCGCCAAATAGCTCGAATATGCTTCAGGATTCTCAAAAATTGCTTCAGTGTATGCCTGTTCCCAGGTTAACCGCCTTCCGGACTTCTCTATTTTTTCGTTCGCTATCTGTTCAAATATCTCAAGTTCATTCATTTTGTTTGATTTCTCCATTTTTATTTTTTCAAGGTCTGCTTTTTGAAGCAGCACAAACTTGCGTCTGTTCGCGCCCTTGCCGACTAAGCTAATCTCGTCAATGTTCAACTCTTTGAGCTGCGTCGGAACGGCCACTGACTTCGCTACTTGGTAGGGGTTCAGGATCCTGAGCCCGCTGCCGCCAATAGAAAAAGAGTTCAAAGATCCGTTATTGACGGCTTTGACAAGAGCGGGGTCATTAAGGCGGACCCCAGCACACCATGAGCCTTTTGTCACTAGCTGACCGTCAAGCTCGAAGGGAGCGGGGGCCAAAAAGTTCTCAACAACTGACGCCTTCGCCGGTCCGCTGTGCTCAACGGTTAAGCGCGCTTGGCCTTTCGCATATCGGTCTAAGAAGTCGTGGGCCGCCGATTGCACATCAGAGACCGAGGCGAAATCGTTTTGACTATCGGTCTCACACCAAGTATTTTCCGGACACGCCGGATACACAACTCCGTAAACTACGGTGGGATCCGCTGCGCTCTTTAGGAGTTTGAACGTGTAAGAAAAAGGAACACGTTCGTCTGTTTGTTTTTCGAGCTCTAAAAGCTCTTGATAGTGCTGCTCTTCGTCTGGGTAGTAATAATTCTCCTCATCTCTGAGTTCTTCATCCTCGTATGCGTATTCATTTTTCATCGTTCATGTTTTCCTCTATCAATTTTTTCAAGTCTTGTTGAAACTCGTCGTGCGTCATCGTGCCCTTTTTAAAATTACACTGAGCACAGCTTAGGGCTATGTTTGAAATATCATTAGAGCCGCCCCTTGAAATTGGGATTTTATGCTCAATGTGAAATGTTTGGCTAAACGACTCGAAAAGCAAACGGCCACAATAGAAACAGAAACCTTCTTGCTTTTCAAAGAGCGCGTTTAATTCATCGGTTGTAAATGAACCGCCGTTACCCTTGATACGGGCGCGACGATTGTGGTTGTTCGCCTTAAAACCTTCAGGGTGGATTTTATACCATTGCCGCTGAGAGGCGCGGCGCTGTTCACGATGTTCTGTGGCCCATTGATGGTAATCCGCTGCCCTTTGTTCACGATGTTTCGCGCTCCATTGCCGTTCGTAATCAGGATTATTCTTATACCATTGGCGACGCGAACATTTTTTCGAGCAATAGATGTGACTTATTCTAGTAGGTACAAACGCACCCTCGCAGTTATCCGCTGCACAGATTTTAAGTTCCGTCATCTAGCTTCCTCTGTCGAAACCTTCTCGTATTCGTCAAAAAATCCTCAATCGAACGGGCCCCTGGCGCTGACTGCGGCGTTTTTATCTTGCTCAGCGCGTCGCGTCGTTTGTGCTTAGAAGCAGAAAAGTAGGCCCTTCGTCGTTGCACTCTGTCGGTGGGCCTTTTAACGGCGGCAAAAAAATTGTCATCTTGACGCGACGAACCGTCGATAATCGCCTCATATTTAGCTTCCAAGATCGAGAGGAGCTCACCAGTAGCACGCTCGACCCGCTCTTCCTGGTCCGTGAAGAGTCCGGAAGCGGTGAGTAACATCTCCCTAAGACATGAGGCCTCGGCGGTTAAAACGTCCAGCTGAAAGAGAGCAATGTCCTTTGCCCGCTGCTCGGCTTCGTGATCGGGCGGCGCTTCGCCCCGATGTAGTATAATTTTAGAAGCTACGCTCATCGTTCAATCATCTCCTGTTCGTCGAAAAACAACCTGGCAGGCCGCCCCGGCAGGCGAGGGATAGATGATGAAACCCTTGGAAAAACCAGGGCGCCCACGTCGAAAAGCAATTTGACGGGCCGCTTGCTGGGAGAGTAAAGGCTGCAAAACCCGAGAGACCCAGCAAGGCGCGCCCAGGGTTCCGGACGACTGCGGCGCATCGCCCAAGAAAACAGCAAGAAAGCGAGCGAAGCTGTTCGGCAAGTCGCCTACTATTAAGGCGTCCGGATAAATGGTAGAATGTTGGTTAAAAGTCTTTATTTTAGCGTTGGATTCCTTATTTCAATGTATACGGTCGACCATACATATCGTCGGACCATGCGCCACGATAGCCACCATAAGGTGCCTTATTCCTACCTCTTATATTTTTTATATTTTTTTTGTTACATGAAGGGACGCAACTTATAGTGGCTATGCTGGCGTCCTTGTCTACCCATTGGTCGTGAGACGCATTTTTAATCATCGTCTACACCCTCGTTTGATAAATCATAACGCATTAAGTCGGCTTCTGCGCTTTGAGGCATTTCTAGCGGATTTAATCCTTTGACTGAGATATTGCTCCACGATCGTGGAGACGTATGAACCGTTCGCGTGTGAACGTATCGCGGTAGGTGTATCCCTACATATCGCTCTGAATACGCATTCATTGCCGCATCGCCGCACCACGCTTGATATGATTCCATAAACTCCTTTTTTGTAACTCTACTTCCGGGACTTACTTCAACCATCTCATTAACGAACGTACGCAAGCTGTCGGTTTTAGTAATCCATCTCTCTTTAACGTTCTTACCACTTTCTGACTCTGTGAAGTGCCCGTTTTTCAGCAGGATCTTAAGCGCCTCTATAAACGCTGTACCAAGCCACGATTTATCCTCGTCACTTGGCTCGTCAATCTCAAAACTAGCGTCTCTTTGCCGTCCGTAAGGCTCTTGTGGATCGTCAACGAACGTGTAGGGCATCTCAATCAAAATCCAGCGGTTGTAAAACTGGTCGGGCGGGTCTTTCACGTTGGGAAGTTTATTCGTGCTGTACACTTGAACTGCGTACGGCACAATCATATACAGCGGCTTACCTTTGTGCTCAACGGCTATCGCATCGCCGCCCGTTACCGCCATGAACATGCCAACATAGACAAGGTCGCCGCCGCCAATGTCGGCGTATATGTTGGCGTTCATCCCATCCAGCATGGCGGTGCCGAACCGGCTTTTAATCAGCTGATATAAGCTTAATGAAGAGACGTTTTGTTTGCCGACTGTTTTTGTAAGCCATGTCAAAAATATGCTCTTGCCGTTGTCACCATCACCAAGCAACATAAACGCTTTCTTGTAGAGCGGAGCGCGGTACAGACACCGCCCACCCATCTCTAATATCGACACAATATCCTCACGCGCAAACGAGCTGTGAATCAACCGTTTCGCCCGCGTGTCACGACCAAGAACCGCCAGATCGTACGAAAAATCATGCTTATCGAAAAACGGCACGTCAGGACTGTAAGGGATAATAGTCTCTGTGGTCAAATCATACACGCCGTCGAGTGTTGGGATAAGTGTTGGTGGAGCTAAGCACTCACTACGCGGCAGCCGCGTCCGTCGACGTATGTGATCGACTGTTTCACTGACGTGCTTTGTGGAAAGCGGATCGCCAATAAGCACTTCCATAGCATTGCCGATTTGCTTTTCTCCATCCTTGTGATAGAGTTTGCTGTCAGGGTCGTAATAATGCACGTCATCCGTCTCTTCAATGGTGAGAAACCGGCATTGCTGAAGCAAATAAGTAGCAATCTTGCCAGGAAGGGGCCGGACCGTAACGGATCCGTCTTTATGCTCTTTGGTTTCGCACAGCTGTTCGAACAGCGTACCATCGTAACGTAGTTCCGCTGGACTAAGGATCTCGAGATCATCGGTCGCGTCGTTCTCATTCTGCCGCAGCATCGATGGTCGCCCATCTACTGTAAGGCCACCTTTGTCTGACTCGTCTCGTACAAAGCCATCGCGCTCAGCAACTTTTTTACACCGTTTGAAGGTTTCCTTATCAAGTGGGCCCGCGTCCGCGCAGTCTATGAAGCCCTCGCGTACTGCAATCCACGTTATAGGATCGCCGCCGCTCTCACACCTAAAGCAATGCCAGAGATTCTTTGAAGTATTCACTGAAAGGTTGCCGTCTCCTGTAGCGCCGTGTATAGGGTGCTTTAAGAGATAGCCGCTTTCAATTTTCCGGCCAGTTGTGAGCTCTGGCATAACGTCAGCCATGCTGATCCCGTATTTTTCACACACTGTTTGGCCGTTCTTGCTACTTCGCCGCTTTAGTGCGTCCCATTCTTGAGGACTAAGCCCTTCTTGGAGTTCCTTCGCACACGCGTTTGACCAAGAATCAGGGAGTTCATTCATTATTGGCCCCCTCCTCGGTCACGATTGCATACTGGTCATCCGCCAACTTCGAAGGCGGTGCCACCACATACCCGTTAAACTTTAGATCAACGCCCTGGGCTAGTTCCTTCTTGATCGGACGCCCTTTCAATACTTCAGGGTAGGTGAAATAGTAGTGAAAGCCGCCGTTTGGGGTTTTAACAACATAAGTTGCAGGCAATCGTCCGAAGCGCCCTTCGAGCTCCTTAAGGCGTTCGTTACCATCCTTGCCGCCTTTGTTGTCTATATCTATAATAAAGAGGTTCGATTCTAGACCTACGCGAATACCTATGTTAGCGTCGGGAGTCCGACTCCACCACGACGTAATCGTATCCTCAGCATTCGAGGCGTTAAGGAAGCCATTCTTGATCAGCGGTTCCTTTGTGCCCGGCTTCAGTGGTAGCACTAGCCAACCGCGCCGAGCATACTTGAGAGCAGCTTCGAGCATCTCGCTCATATCTGAGCCTCCCGTCGCAGCTCCAGCACTGAGCACAAGGCCGCGGTCTCATCAAGCCAATCACTGAGTCGCAGCTGCGTCAAGTCGTCGTCCGGATCAAGGACGTCCTGCCATTGCACGCCAAGTGCATAGCCCACATTAACCAGCTCAGTAAACAGCTGTTCAAGCGTCCTCGTGGGCTTGAGCGGAGGGCTTTCGCTGTATTCCACGTTCATGCCGAGCCCTCCCTATACTTGGGTCGAAAAATCCACGTGCACAACGCTGAGTCTTCAAGCGTGGCCCTGGCGAGCTTTTTCAGCTTCCTTGACTTGGTCTCAGATGGAGTGCTCTCTCCGTGTAAATCGTAAAAGCCATATAGATCCTCAGATAGATCTACGTTCGACATTAGAATACTCCTGTCGTGTCGGGTTACCTACACTCGGCGCGACCCCATTTTTGGGTTTTATATTATTTTTTTCAACAGCGTCAGCTTTGCTTTTAGAGGTTTCGCTTTGTTGTGCAAAATAATAGTACGTCTTGTGGTCCCAACGAAGCGAATCGATAAAACCGCGTTTCTCTAGTATCTCAAGCGCGGTACAAAGAGTCTGGCGTCGTCGTTCCGGTATCTGGCGAGCGATATCCCTCTGCCGTAAAACGCCCGCCTCTTTCAAAAGCGAGTAAACTTTTTCCTGTGTTTCAGAAAGTCCCAAACGAAGGCTGTTACCTTTGTTTCTCTGCGTCGAGCCTGATTCGCAGACTCCACATAAATCGGTACGCTGTGAGGGCATATAAGCGCTAGCTGTACAAATATGTACATCGCCCGCCGTCTACTTCTTGCGGGCCCGC